AGAAAACTATGAACGATGCGGATTGGCTATTGGCGTTGACCTTTTGTCTAACCCTAATTTATTGCTGGATCCACGACATGCAACTATGTCCGCCGGATGGTTTTGGAACAAAAAAGGATTAAACGAGTTGGCGGACCAACAGGAACACGGTCAAATTACCAAGCGCATCAATGGTGGAACCATAGGTCTAGATGATAGAATTGCTAAAACAACTAAAGCACTTACAGCACTAGGATAACCTATGCCATTACAAAAACTAGTCTTTAAACCCGGCATTAATAAAGAGGGTACAAACTACACCAATGAAGGTGGCTGGTTTGACTGCGACAAAGTGCGCTTTCGTTCTGGTAACGCAGAAAAGATTGGTGGTTGGACACGTCTTTCTAACAACACGTTTGTAGGAATTTGCCGAGCGCTTTGGAATTGGGGCACCTTAGCTGGAGCTAACTTATTAGGTGTAGGCACAAGCAAAAAATACTATATTGAGCAAGGTGGTACATACAACGACATTACTCCGTTACTATTAAACAGTGCCGGTAGCACAACAACTACTTTAGGGGCTAATCCTTTAGGTACAACAAACGGCTCTGCTACTGTAACGGTAAACGATGCCGTTAGCGGTATTTCGCCAAGTATTGGAGATTATGTACTTTTAACTAGCACTGCAGCTGTTGGTGGTCTAACCATTTCTGGTGAATATACGGTAACAAAAGTCAACACTAGTTTGCAATTTGAAATAACAGCAAGCACTGCCGCAACCTCTACCGCATCAGGTGGTGGAACAGTAACGCTTAAATACGAATACCCAATAGGTGGCGATACCTATACTACAAGTACAGGATGGGGCGCAGGAAGTTGGTCTCCAACAGATACTGTTGCTTTAGGCGTAAACCCTTTTTCGGTTGCTAGTGGTAGCACTACCGTTACTGTAACGCAAGCTGCTCATGGTTATTTAAAAAGCGCCGGTGCTTTTACTATAGGAGCGCAGTATAAAATTGTTGCTGTAGGTTCTACAGACTTTACGTTGATTGGTGCTTCTTCTAATACTGTAGGTGTAATCTTTACTGCTACTGGAGTGGGTACTGGATCGGGCACTGCTTCTATTGTTTGGGTGGCTTTTTTAGGTGTTGCAGATGTAGCTGTCACGCCATCTGTTTATGGGTTTAGTACTGGTACTTATGGATTTAGTACTGGTACTTACGGCATACTTGGGGTGGGTACTGCCCCTGCGATTCCAGCTACTTTTATAAATGGTAGAGCTTTTGAAATTACTTATGTAAATGCTAACTCTTACACTATAACTATTGTTGCAGCTGCACCGGGAGGTGGTATCGGTGGTGGTAATTCTGTTGTTGCTTACCCAGAATTTGGTATTCGTCCTTGGGGTTCTGCGGCTGAGGTCGGTGTTGCCTCTCAATTACGTTTGTGGACTAATGATAACTTTGGTCAAGATTTAATTATTGCCCCTCGTGGCGGTGGTATTTATTATTGGTCAGCTACTTCTGGTGTTACTGTTAGGGCAGTTCTTTTAGAAACGCTATCTACAGCTGCGGGTTACTCTGGACAGTTTGTACCAAATACAACCAATCAAATTCTTGGTTCAGCCATTCAGCGTTTTGTCGTAGCTTTTGGTGCTAATCCATACGACCCTACAAACGCTAATACTACTTTTGATCCGCTTTTAGTTCGCTGGTCAGATCAAGAAAACCCTTATGAATGGGTACCTGCAGTAACAAATCAGTCGGGCGAATACCGCCTTAATATTGGTTCTTATATTGTTTGTGGGCGTTCTACCCGTCAAGAGATATTAGTTTGGACTGATGCGGCTGTTTATTCTATGCAATACCTTGGGCCTCCTTATGTTTGGGGTTTCCAATTGCTGCAAGACAACATATCTATTATGGGACCAAATGCTTCTATTACGGTCAATAACGTAACCTATTGGATGGGGACTGATAAGTTCTACCGCTATAATGGTCGTGTAGAAACGCTACCTTCCACATTACGCCAATACGTTTACCAAGACATTAATCAAAACCAAAATTTTCAAGTATATGCCGGGTCTATTGAAGGCTACAACGAAATTTGGTGGTTTTATTGTTCTGCTAATAGCGCTATTATTGATCGCTATGTTATCTACGACTATTTAGATGATGTTTGGGCTTACGGCACTATGAGCCGCACTGCTTGGTTGGATTCTGGTTTACGTACATTCCCAATGGGCGCTGATACTGCAAACTTTAGAATTCTTTACCATGAAAACGGTAACGATGATGTATCAGGGTTAACCCCAGTACCAATTGTATCTTATGTACAATCGTCTGACTTTGATATTGGCGACGGATATAACTTTGGGTTTGTGTGGCGCATACTACCGGACTTAACTTTTAATGGTTCTAATGCAAATTTGCCAGAAGTGACAATGACTGTACTTCCAAGGGTTAACTCAGGAACAGCCTACGGAATGCCAAATAAACCGACAGTAGCAAGTAGCCAAAACTACGTGTCACAACACACTTATGCAGTGCAGCAATTTACTGGGCAGGTCTATACCCGCATTAGAGGCAGGCAGATGGCATATAGGATTGAGTCTACTGGGTTAGGTGTTGCTTGGCAGATGGGTTATCCACGCATTGATATAAGACCAGACGGACGCAGATAATGGCATACAACGCACCGCTCCGCTCACCAAAAGCGCCTAACTTACCTAATGCCCCAAGAGAAGGGTATAACACTAATTATTTTGACCAGTATTCAAACGTGCTTCGTTTGTACTTTAACCAGATAGATAACTTTACTCAAGCAGCTGCTATCCCTCTTTCTGGAACCACTGCACAAAGGCCCATAAGCACTGTACAAGCGGCAGTAGCAATAGGGCAGATTTACTACGACACTACGCTAGATAGGCCCATTTGGTGGAACGGCGCTGTGTGGAAAAAAGCCGACGGAACCACTGTTTAATATGATAAAATCAACCAATCTATCCCTAAGGGGCATGTATGAGCCTTAAAATTGCTGCAGAACACCTAAAATCTAAGGGTCGTGGACCCGATACCGAACTCATCCACATGACAAAGGGTGAGATTAAAGGCTTACGTCAACTTGCCCAAGCCCACGGTACAGACTTAACTATTAACCCAGAAACAGGTCTTCCAGAAGCAGGTATGTTGATGAAGATCCTGCCTGTTGTAGCCGCCGCTGCAGCTACTTATTTTACGGCTGGTGCCGCTGCCCCTCTACTTGAGGCTTCTTTAGCTGGTACGGCTATGGCTGGATCTGCTGGATTGTTAGCTGGTGCTGGTGCTGGTGCTCTTATTGGCGGCGCTAGTGCTGCTCTTCAAGGCGGAGACTGGCAAAAAGGTGCTTTATATGGCGGTATTGGTGGAGCATTTTCTGGCGGTATGGGTGCTTACGATGCCGCCCCTGTTGCTGGTGGTTTAGGTGGCGAAGGAATTGTTGCCCAAGGAGCTAATGCTGGTGCTCCACTTAACCCGGACTTTAATGCAGGTTTAGCAGGTACAACACAATATGCGCCAACACCGCCCCCAACATCTGGATTTAGTCCCTCAGAATTAGCCGCAGGCACTTCTAGAGCAGCAAGCACAATTCCCGACGTTACTGCGGCGCAATCAGCTCAGGCCATGAAAGACTTAGGTAATGCGGGGGTTAGCTATGGCACTCAACCAATTCCTGGTTCCTTTGGTGCTACTTATTCTGAGTTAGGTACGGGTTTACAAGACACGGCTATGAAAGCGGGTATTTTAGCGGCTCCTGGAGTTGGTGCGCAGATGGGTATAACTCCTAATGAAGAACTTCCAACAGGAGAATCTAAATCTACGTTAGGTAGAATCTCTCCAAACTTCCGTGCATCAGTGCCAGGTCAGCCAAATCCTTACTACACTGCACAATACGCAGACTACAGAAAAAAACCATATGCTGGTATGGCTGATGGCGGTCCAGTAGCTTTTAAAAACCAAGGTATAGTTCAAGACCTTCCAAGAAGCTCTGGTGCTAACGTAGGTACTTATACCGACACCGACCCTAATACAAATAAACTAGACGCATACAACGCCGCTTTGTATACATTTAAAAAACGTGCTAGCAAAGCGGGGATGGGTAAAGAAGCTGTAAAACTACCGGAAATTAAACAACTCGGCGATATTGAAGAAGCTGCTGCTGGCGGTATTATGCGTGGTATAGGGGGGTCTTCTGATGGTGGTCGCATGCTTAAAGGTCCTGGTGATGGTATGTCTGATTCTATTCCTTCCACTATTGGTAGTAAGCAGCCTGCTCGTTTGGCTGACGGGGAGTTTGTTGTTCCTGCGGATGTTGTGTCTCATCTTGGTAATGGCTCTACTGATGCTGGCGCAAAACGGCTTTATGGCATGATGGACAAAATTCGTCACGCAAGAACTGGTAAGAAAAAACAAGCGCCCGCAGTTAAAGCCAATAAATTTTTACCGGCATAAGGATAGATATGAGCGGAGGCGGAGAATTACAACCTATTGGGCAAAGTCTAGTAAATACGGGTATGGGTATGGGCGGCACAGCGCCGACAAATACTGGTGGAGCTGCATATACTCCAATTAAACAAGGGCCTGTATATCAACCGCAATATCAGCAATATCAACCGCAACAAAGAGCTGCTCAGCCACAGCAACAAATGCCTAACTACCAAAGCGGGTTACAAGCAGCGATGATGCAAATGATGCAGCAATACAGTCGGCCAGCAATGAGAGCTCCGTTACAGCAAGGAATATCCCCAAGTAGCCCAATGGCGTATAGACCAAACATGCCTACCGATAATTTAAGAAGAGTAGCCCCCGGCGTTACTTACGAACAGATGCACCCAACACCACCGTCAGACCCAACACCAGCGCCAAGTAGTGATGGGGGTGGGGGTTAAGTGAACTTAGACATATCTTTAGTACCAAGTGGAAAAGTAAGCGAGACTATAGGGGCTTTATATCCGTACCTTAAAGAGTCTGAATCTTGGACTAGGGGTCGCTCTAACATTGACGATATAGTGCGGTTTATTATTAATGGTCAAATGCAGTTATGGGTAATTTTTTCCCCAGAAGAACAAAGGGCTTATGGCCATGTAATAACAGAAGTAAAGCAGTACCCACAGTGTAAAATGTTGGTTATTCAGTATTGTGCTGGTGAGCATAACCACATGCAGTTTGTAGAAGATAAGATGTACGACGTATTAGATAGCTTTGCTAAAAATACGCAGTGCGTAGGAATTGAATTAATTGGGCGCCCTGGTTGGGGCAAACACGTTAAAAAACGTGGATATGAAGTACAAAGTGTAATGTACCAAAAGTTTTTTAAGGACTAGAAAATGAGCATTTTAAGACACAAAAAATTTGCATTAGCCGACGGCGGCGTCCTTAGAGACTCTGGTGGTGGTGGAGGCGGTGGCGCCCCTACTCAATCTACTTCATATAATACAAACGTTCCAGAATATGCTCGTCCGTATGTGGAGAACATGCTCGAGTCTACACAAAAGCAGATTTATAACGACGACATGACGTCGTTTAGACCGTATACACCATACAGTACTGACGTTAACAATTACTTTGCAGACTTTTCTCCTGCTCAAAAATACGCTCAATCTGAAACTGCAAACATGCAAACTCCTGGGCAGTATGGCGCTGCTACTGGAATGACTGGTTTAGCAGGTATGGGTTCTTTAGGTTTAGCAGGCCAAATGGCAGGTGCAGGTCAGCAATACAATCAAATGGCCCAAGATCCAAGCACTATGCAAGGGTTTATGTCACCTTACATGCAGAACGTAGTTGACTATCAAAAAGGTCAAGCAATTCGTGATTATGGTATTGGTCAACAAGGTTTAAGAGCACAGGCCGCTAGATCTGGTGCTTTTGGTGGCAGCCGTCAAGCTATTCAAGAAGCAGAAGCTCAACGTAGTTT